GCCAATTCAGGACTCAATGTTGACACACGTGTATTATTTCAGAATAGAATCTGGGTGATGCGACGGCCCCCCACCACAGGGAGCCCGTTAAACCTGTTTCCCAGGATCCAGCACCAGACCACATCTGAAGTACACCAATTCAACACTGCAAGAGATGCAACCGATGGGTGTCAACCAACGGCGAAATTTCAATCACGGACTTTCCAAACCGTGAAAGCTGCGTTAGGAGCAGAACCACCCACTAAGGTAGGGATCACCCTTATGCACTTACTTACTCGAAGAACACGTCCCACTAACCAATATTTGATTGTGTGAAGTTGGGTGTGACAGACCCCACACAGGATAAATTGAAATTTATCCCTATCGAAATACTAGTAAAAGCGGTGGACCAGACCAAGGGCCTACCTGCAAGTGCAGCATCGTATGTAGGATACAATGTTGCGACAGGAAAAGGACCTGACACCACATAAATGGTAGTACCGGTAACAACAGGAAATCCCAGCAGCGTGTTGGAATCATCAGTTTTGGTGGAGAACATGGTAGAAGCGTTTAGTCCGTTAGGGTTTGCGAATCCAACGTCGAGATCAATGACCACTTGGTAAACATTCCCCGCCAAATCACCAGCAGGTGTGGTGGAAGTGACAAGAGAGTAGTTACCATTCGTGTAGCCGTTGAACCCAACTCGTTGACCAGATGTTGTTGTAACAACTCCTGTGCCCAACCCCAGATTGAACCACTTCAGTAAACTTGAAGGCAGGGATAACAACCGTGGATTTGTCATCAAGTGTTGAAACTCAACTATGTAATCCATGATTAGATACCCTGGTGAATCCCCAAGATTTCCATTCGTTGTGTTGCGTGTGTACACCAACACCTCTCCATCCGCCTGATGTTGCACGTCCTCACTATTAAATATGTCAGTGTGCACCCAATCCCTGTTAGAGGATATGTTCACTGACATATTGTTCCATTGTGGACCGAGGACTGAGTTAGCTGTGGATAATGCATAGGACAAGAAATTGCTAGAGTTGTGATTAACCTTAGGTCCACCTCTATTCTCATGATACATCATCAGCACATCACCAGAAAGACTGGTGGGGGAACTGGATATGTAATGCAGTTGCAACTGTCGGATGCGATAGCGTTCATGAGATTGGAAATATCCCCTCATGACACTAGCAACCAATGCGGCAGGAGTGACAGGAACACCACCTGATAAACACCAGGTTGATATTCCAGATCCAATACCACCAATTGCCATCACGAAATCCCTACCCCGTACTGTAGTCACATCTCTATTGGTAGTCACCCCAGGTAAAGTCGACCTCAAAGTGTTTCCAATGGAGACTGGAGCCTGGCTAACTTGTGAGACACCTCCAAATGGAGCAAGTTGTGTATTCATAACACGAACTCGCTTAGCCTTGGATTGTTCACTAGAGTTGTTAACCTGGTTGATCCGTCTCTTCTTAGAAGAGCCCTTTGATTGCATTGTAGACTTGATAACCTGCAGCGCCATAAACTAGAACTTGTGCGACTGGATTGACGATCTGAGCTGCGTATCCGAGTGTGAAAGCTGCTGTTTCAAGAGCAGATGTACTAGAATACGTGTGAGAGAGAGCTTGTGTGAACGGAAGTGATTGTGAAGCAATGTACTGTCCCGCGTTGTACGCTGTACTCATATGCTTGTGGAAGATTAAGTGCGATTTTGTGAATGCTTAGTAGTTGCAGGAGCGCCTCCAATTGTGATATACTGTATTTTAGAGTTGTCCTCGTTGAAAGATTGGTAATGTCTTTCAGGAGGGTTCATGCTTAAAGCACCAATAACACCAATGATAATTATAACTACTATCCACATCCCAATTAAGGGAAGTGGATCGTAGCTATGATGGACATGCACAATAGTCATTAGAAATGGAAGTGCTGAGTGAACTCAACACTTTCTCCAACAACCGTCATCGAGACACTAGGTCCCATATCCTTCTTAACATCGGCTTCTTGGTAGACTGCCTTAGAAGCAACATCTTTATAAGCAGAACCCTCCGTCCTTTCACGACTACTTCTTCTTTCTCTACGAGGAGCAGTACTCTGGGGCGCATTTGTAGCATCCATTGAAGTGGTTAGTTTCATGCCCTGGACCACAAAAGAGCATTTGGATGCTCTTCTATGTCCTCCAGAATCTCACCCACCTGTATGGGCTTGAAGCTGGTTTCCAGGGCAATCTGCTCGTCCGGTGTCAATCCAAAAGCTAACCAGAAGCTATATCTTGACTCAGCATCAGGTGTAAGATCAAGGTACTTGGAAGTACGATTGAACTTATATCTCCAATTCTCTTCGAACTGAGTCGCCATATTGGACTTCTCGGACATATGAACTCCGGTTTCAGGGATTTGTTTGAAGAATGTGCTCATTACTGGCACACCATCGTTCAGCACCCTTCCACCCTTGCCCACCGCATCTAGCCAGGCATCCCTGGCCTTCTCGGAACGCAGATCGTTGAGACTGTGAAGATCTTTAGAAAGTGAGTGGGATACATTTCGTACCATGCGATACTGCCCCCCGACCTTGATAGGTCTGGTTTGGCAGAACTCCACTCGCTCCAAGACATCCACAGTAGGTTCAACTTTCATAGTAAACCCGAGAGTGCTGTAGTAGTCAATGAGGCCGGCACGCACCCGTGCCTCATCCCCTCTTTCTACAAACAGCATGCAGTCATCTCCGTTGTTAGCCAGCCTAAAGTGCTTCACTCCGTGAACATACTTACAATAATTGTACACAGTTGCACACATTATGTAACAGTTCCCGGATGAAGTGTTCATGTCACCGGACATGCGACAACCTTCCACCTTGTACCTGATCTCTCCATCTGGACATCTGGCGAGTCCTCTGTTGTTGATTTGCCAACTGAGGAGTCTTGCCAAATGTTTTCTTTGTGAAGGGGGAAACATGCTGATCCACATGTGATGCTCAAATTGCAAAGCATCCTTTGATATGTGCTGATCAAACCGTGAAGCATCCATTCCAATACCTACTGGATCAATGAAAGAGTCCCAGATGGACTTCATCTCCTCTCCAGCCTTGTCGGCACTTATGCCTTTGAAAATGGTCCTCCCTCCATACAGTTTATTGATGGCAGAAAACAGGTACTCTTCGCTATGGCGAAGATATCTCCCCACCTCAACATTATACCTAGGATCCCTAGGTTGAATAACTCGAGGTGCGGGGTCGGGCTTGGCAGTGATGTTCAACTTTTCTGCCTTAACGAACGTACTTAACCAGGCATCCTTCTCCCGAATGGGATGCATCTCTAACGACTCCGCCGCTTTCTCATACCTCTCTAGCTTGCGACCCGTATAAAAGCCAAGGAATTCCTTAGTTGTCAATCGGGTGGTCTTGGCCAGGAAGGGTTTGAGATCACGATGGAACCGGGATAACCTGGTGAACGCTCCGGGGGTGGGCTTTGGAGTGGGGTGTAGGACACCCTGTTTCTCCACCATGTAGACTCTCTCTACAAGACCCCGCCGAATGTTGCCCAATGAGTGATCGTGCACTCCATACCGTATGTGTGTACCCATCCCGCTAAAACGGTACAATTTGCGAGATTTGGCTAGGGGTGGTCCTCTCTTCACCAGCATCCCCTTTGGCTCACCACGCCATGTTGGCGTGGTAAACCCGCTGGTGCAGAGTAGGCCTCCCTATTTGCTCTCGAAGGACCCTAGCAAGGCCCTCCGATCCTTCATGAGCGCGGACTGGCGGATAGATGCTGCAAGGAAATCAGCATCCAGGGGAATGAAGCAGGCGGCGACAGCTAATGGTACCATATGAGCAATGTGAGAAGGCCTCACACCATTCTTTATCATTTCTTCCCGGCAGATACGGGCGTACACCAATTCATTAGCCTTGATGTTGCTGAGGAGTCCAACTTGAGCCTTTGCGACGTGAGCAACTCTGACGGCATATGGGATGCGCCTGTGTGATCTCACGAGTTTGTTGTCCTTTCTATCTGCGTCGGAGACGAGGTCGGCATCGCTAGTGATGTCAACGTCAGTGGTCTCAATTGGGTCGCAAAACATGGACTCTTGTTGGAACTTAGCAACCATGGAATGGAAGGTGGCGGCGGTAGCGGGGTGAACGGAGATCTTGATGGTGAAGACCTTGCACAGCACAAGGTACAGCGTGTAGGTGCAGATGCCTGCCCAAACCACCTGGGTGGAATTGTTGCATGCATACTCCAGTGCGAATAGAACCCAACCAATGATGAATGAGATGAGATGAAGGCATACTACGGGGAGAGATTCCATAGCAGATAATTCTTTATCAACGAGAAACT